AGTTTCGATTCCTCAAGGTCATTTCGCACGAGTTGGTGCATCGAGCGCAGTTTGCGGCAGGACGAAAAGGCACCAGCTTAATTTTCCGACCGCACTTACACGCCCGATTAGATAAGTATCAATTACTCGAACAGCAATATTTGGGTGAGATTGATGAGGTAGAAGCCTATGCTCATGATTGTGCGGAAGAATGGGATTACCACCTTCCGACCCAAAAGTTAACGGTACGAACATTGAAAGCCGAGTTTGTAGGACAACGACGGCTGCCTTCACTGACGTATTATGCGGATGTGTTTAATCAGGACACGACGCACCCTGCAATTCAACGGTTGTTCCGTAAAATCCTTAGCTGGCACGAAATTAAGCACACGACCGAACAAGGGTCGTCATTCACTAAATAAAGAGAATGCTGACATTTTTAGAATATTTGCAGGAAAAACTTATGAAGGTCAAGGGTCGATGGGCGTTAGTCTCCAAGACGACCGGTCGGCCCTTGGCGTATTATAAGGGTACAGGAAAACCGTCTGCGTCATGGGTGGCAAAACAAGAACGACGGATTCAGTTTTTTAAACACCGAGGCTAATATGCGTATTTTTGTATCCTTAACTGAAGCCGTTGACGCGTCGTCGCAACCATCAGATATTCCTCGGGTGTATTGTGACATGGACGGGGTACTGGCAGATTTTCATCGCGGATTTCTAAAAGCGTATCCAGAGATATCTGCTGCGGATATAGATGCGTTTATCCGTCATAAGGGATGGGCAACCATTGGAAAAGAACATCCGCGTATCTTTGACACGCTTCCAAAATTGCCGGACGCGGATCGTTTAATGTCAGATTTACTTCGCTTACGGGATACTGACCAGATTCAATTATTCATCTTAACGGCGATTCCGTCTGAACTTTCTGTGCCGACGGCCGCAGATAATAAACGTGACTGGATTCGTCGCTATTACCCCTCGATTCCTAAGTCTAACGTGTTGGTCGTGCGCCGTAGTGAGAAACAAGATTATGCGATGGATTCCACGCTGTCCGGTGGTCATCCCGCAATTTTAATTGATGACTTCACAAAAAATATTAAGGAATGGGAACAAGCTGGCGGAATTGGAATTCTTCACACATCCGCACAACAAACGCTTCCCGTCCTTCATAAGCTCCTAAAATCTTCTGCGTCATAACCTTTTCGAGATTTCTATCATGCCACAAAAAACCTTGGTGTTCTCTTTTGGTCGATTTCAACCTCCCACAAAAGGGCATGCGGTTCTCTTCAAGGAACTGGTATCAGTTGCCCGAAAAGAACACGGCACGCCGATGATCTTTCTGTCGAGCAAACAAGACCGGAAAGAAAACCCGCTGAGTTGGGAAGAGAAGCGCGATATTATTGAACGCGGATTCCCCGAATTATCGGTGGGGCCAAAAGAGGCAAAAAATCCGCTGCTCGCATTAGATTGGATGTTAAACAATGGGTATACGCGTCTCATTTGTTATGTCGGCGGGAAACGCGAAGAAGATTTCCGTAAACTAATTACCGGATGGCAAAATGCGGCCCCCGGTCGTGACCATCTTACGATTGAACTTGTTGGGATTCCCCGCACTGGATCAATGGATCCAAAGAAAGTCAGCGGCACCACTGCTCGTTTATTAGCACAACAAGGGAACCAGAAAGATTTCAAAGACATCCTCCTACCCGGAATTTCTTCTGTGGATGCTCGTCGTGTCATGACTATGATCCAAGACCGTCTAGGTAAGCTCGATGAAGATACAGAATACATGCCATTTTATTCGTTCATTGAAGTCTTATTTGAAGCAGACAATCCGGATGACCAAGTGCTTCAACAAGCATCACAAGAAGCAGAAGACAAAGACGAAACGGTTCCTCGTCCGGACGAAGCTGCGGTGAGCGCAGAAGATTTACCGAAAAAAATTGCCCAACAAAAAGGTTCAATTGATGCTCGGGAAGCAGAGCGGGTGCCGTCGGATACGCCTGGAAACCAGTCAAAGCTGGTGATTCATCCGGATGCGCGGTTGAAAAAGACGATGGCCACCAATCTGCAACGTCTCAAAGATGCTCACGAAAAGATGGAGGAATCGTTTAGCGCAGAAGAGTTATTGTCACGATGCTAAATACTAGTGTTATTTTTCGGGAATAGCCCCGTCATAATGGAGAAACGAATATGAATGGTTTAAGTCGAGCGCAATTAGATACACAACTCCGTGAGTGGACGACAGCGTTTGAATCGGGAAAGCAGCAGATTGAAAGATTAACACGAGAAATTGAAGTGCTTCAGCAGCGTCTATTAACGCTGGATGGGGCGATTCAAGCGTGTAATTTACTTACACAGAAGATTGAGTCTACACCCATTAGTGGAGAGGTTTTAGACGACTCAATGATTACGCACGTTTAAGACCCGGTATCTACGATAGGAACGGACGCATTTATGGCCGATAAAAAAATCACACAGCTTACAGAACTGACGGCGGCTGGTGTTAGCGCGGAAGATTTGCTGATTATTGTGGATGACCCCACGGGTATCCCGATTACTCGGAATATTAAGGTATCCAGTTTATTTACGGGCGTAAAAGCGAATACCACACCAGCAAAGTTTACATTGGATGTCGCGAATACCGCGACGGGTACCTTGTCGAATACGGGGCTGCACATAGAAATCGCAAATACTACGGGTACGCGTCGCGCCAACGTGCAGTCGTTCGTGTCGTTTGTGGATACTGCGGCAAATTCCACAACCGCACAAACCCGATATCTCTTTACGGCAAATGGCATCAGTAATAGTACTTCAACGACAAATAGTACCGTAATTTTTGCAGGCTCTACAGCAAGTGCTGCGACGCATCGATTAAAAGTGCAGATAAACGGGGCGGATTATTATATTATGCTCGTCGATACTGCGTCATAAGACCTTTTTAAAGGAGAGGAACCCTTCCTCTCCTTTTTTTACATACTATGGTCGATTTGACAAAGAAGACCTATTTCGCATATGCACTGAAAATGTATGATAATCCCAGTTGTACCGGGATTGCAGAATTTCATGATGATTTGGTCAAGTTCAAATATATTAAACGCCTACTCCATCGCTATGTCCGAACCGGAGAAATTCGCCCACGGTTATTGATTAATCATATTGTGGGCATTACCAATATTTTTCGACCCGAAGCGGTTGCTCGATTACTCTTCTATCGTGTCCATCCCTCCGCATGGCGTGCGTTGAAAACCACGCTGGATTTTTTAAATTTAATGCCTCCAATGATTCCGTCCGTCAATGGCGTCGTAATCCTAAATAAAGATATCTCGTACGATTCCGTATTGGGAGTGCTTTTAGAGGAAACGGTCAAGAATCATGGGACAGACTCATTTACGACGTAATTTTCGGGTTACCGATATTCTTCACGACGACGGCACCCTTGTCGAGGGGGTTGTCCCGGTGATGACTGAGGACGTTCCTGCTGTCTCTGCTGGCGCTGGAGCGATTGCAGGGATTGGGGTAGGCCCCCAAGGTGAACCCGGTGTCGTCAACACCCCTGCGGCTAAACGGCGACGAAAGAAAACAGCAATGCCCCTTCGTCGTCTCGTTCCCCCACCCATTCCACCCGTAAAGGAGGCCTCCACATGAATGGAGCATTCCTAGGCGGTCTGCTTGGGTTAGGAGGTTCGCTTGCCCCCGCAATCTTGGACTATTTTAGTTCCAAGAATGAACGGAAACATATTGAAGCTATGGCGCAGCTTGGCCATGTCTTTGAATATATGGGAAAAGAAGCGGAAACCACGAGCGCGGAAACTATCGCGTTATTGGACCACGACAAATCCCTCGTCACCGAAAATAAGTTTATTCAATTTCTTCGGGCGAGCATTCGTCCCGTTATTACCTATACCTTTTTTATTTTATTTCTCATCGTCAAACTGACCGGACTCTGGGTGGCGTGGTTTGTGATGAAGGAACCCTTCGCGACCTCGATGTTAGCGATTTGGGATACGGATACGTCTGCGTTGTTTGCCGCCGTGATGGGGTTCTGGTTTGGGAATCGGGCGATTTCGACCTACGGATTTGGTCGTCGCGTTCCTTCCTTGCGTCCCGCACCTCTTACGATGTCGTTCCCGACCCCGATTACCCGACGACGAAAGCCGAGGAAATAAGATGGCTTCTCCTGCGCGTCGGACGCAAAAACAAAAACGGGCTACCCGAAGTGGCGTATCCTCATCGGTTAATGTGAAGCTCGCGATGCTTGAACAACAACAAGAATATTCCTCCGCGCAATTTACCGCATTGGGGGAAAAGTTCGACCGTATTTTAGAACGACTCGAACAACTCACTCTTAACAGCACTACTTTAATTTCTCGGCACGACACACAAATCCAAACGATGCAGAAACAGTTGAGTAATGCGGAAAATACCGTTCGTGAAACCCGAGATAAACTCGACGACATGAATGCTAATTTAGGACAACAACTTAAAACTCAAATCGACGAAGCGATGAGCGATATGTCCAAAGCGTTGGAAGATTTGTCGGAAAACATGATGGAACAGCATAAAACGTTTGACCGTCGAATCTCGAATCTCGAACGTTGGCGGTGGATGCTTATCGGCGCTGGTCTTGCGGTTGGGGCAATGGTAACCAAAGTTATTGACTTTTTAGATATTCTTAAGTAATTGCGTTTTATGAAATAATTGCGTATACTGCATCGTTATGGTGTCGCAATGGCTTCAAGAAAAGTATATCGCGCTGGTTAGCCCGCAGTTAGGGCACTTTCATCGCCAGTCACGAACGACATACACGTTTCGGTGTGTCTTTTGTGGAGATTCACAGAAACGGCAAAACAAAACTCGCGGGTATCTCTTTCTATACCAGCGGCAATATTTTTATAAGTGCCATAACTGTAATGTCAGTATGTCCCTGCGGGGATTTTTGAAACGAGTGAACGCAGAACTCTTTCGAGAATATCAACTGGACTTACTTCGTCACGAACGACCGTCTGCTGCGTTGTCCTCCACGACATCCACATCCGCGTCGTCCGACACCGGGGAGGCGTCGATGTTTGGATTGGGTCGAACTCCCACACTACCTACGCTATCGCTGCCGACGATTGCGTCGTTGCCGGATGACCACATCGCAAAGCAATATTGTCGGAAACGACAACTGCCTGATGCGGCGTTATCCCACCTCTATTTCACGGATGCGTGGACGACGTGGCTCTCCGAACTATCCTGGCCATACGCGATGGCAGAAGACCACGCCCCGCGATTGATTCTCCCGTGGTTTAATCGTCATGGCGTGCTGCAAGGCGCACAAGCGCGTCGTATTGATGTCACCGGGAAGGCGGGACGCTATATCACGCTAAAAGCGTCCGACGATACGGAAAAACTCTATGGGATGGACCGATGGGATAAACATCGCGTGACCTATATGGTTGAAGGGCCGCTGGACTCGTGGTTTTTGCCGAATACGCTTGCGGCAATGAGTGCGGATTTGATGTGCTTTCACGAAAAATATTTTTCGTCTCATGCGATTGTGTATATCTGGGATAATGAGCCGCGCAATCTTGATGTATCACGGCATCTTCATCACGCAATCACCCGAGGATTTCGTGTCGTTATTTGGCCGCCGCATATTCAGGAAAAAGATTTAAACGATATGGCACTCGCCGGTCATGATATACTAAGTCTTGTCTCTCAACATACATATCAAGGCTTACGCGCACAACTGGAGTTTTTGCGATGGAAAAAAGTGAACGGTCTATCCTCGACCACGGAAAAGTTGTCCTCTTAGATGTATTCGGGTCCGATGCGCGAATCGCAGAAGCGGCGCGTGTCTCCTATCAACAGGGCACCAAGAAAACACGGGGTGACCGTGCGCTCCTCCGCTATCTCATGCGACATCAGCATACAAGTCCGTTCGAGATGTCTGAAGTGTTATTTTATTTGAAGGTGCCGATTACGGTGGCGCGTCAGCTCGTGCGTCATCGCACCGCAAACATTAATGAAGTCTCCGGTCGGTATAGCGAACTCCCCAATGAAATTTATGTGCCGGAAGTTGACCAGTGTGGTCCGCAATCGACACAAAATAATCAGGGTCGTGCGCCGGTCACGAATGAGATTCAATCGCGTCATGCTCAACAGTCGATGCGATTTGCAGGCGATGCGGCGTATGATGCGTATGATTCGTTGCTCAATGTTCATCAGGTGTCCCGAGAAATCTCACGCGGGGTGCTGCCGCTCCATACCTATACGGAACTCTACTGGAAGTGCGATTTGCATAACTTCTTTCATTTCTTGAAGTTACGCATGGATACTCACGCACAATATGAAATCCGCGTCATGGCGACCGCCATGTATGACCTCGTGCGTCCGCATTTTCCCTTATCTTGCGACGCATGGGAGGACTATATATTGAACGCGCACAGGTTCTCCAGACTAGATTTGGTGTTATTGTCGCGGGTGCTTCGTGGAGAGATTCCCACTCTTGCGGACGCACAAACTCTCGGACATTCCGAACGAGAATTTACAGAATTTATGGCGAAGCTATCGGAGCTTCGTGT